ATGATCAACGCCATGCCTGAACAGATCACAACTGGTTGGTATCCAGACCAGCGGTTCTGGGACGGGGCGAACTGGACATCCGCCACTCGCCCGCGTCCACCAGTCACCACGAAAGGTGCAGCGCCGCCGGCCACTGCTACCGAGGGCGCCCGGGCGGGGTTTGCGATGCTCCAGTGGGTCCTCGCGATCCTGGCGGGCATCAGCGTCATCGTCACGATCGTGATGTTCAGTATGGGAGTAGACGCCGGGTACAGGAACTGCGGAACGCTCATGAACTCCCAGTACGACAACCTTGAGTGTGCCAAGGCATTGAACGATAGAGCCGACCAGGCCGGTATCGCTGTCGTGGTGATGCTGGTTCTGATCGCGTTGACGATCGTCGCGACAGTTCAGCGACAAAAGCTATCGAAGTCGGAGCCGTAGCCAGCGGCGCCGAGACGACGAAACGCCCCCACCCAGCGAAGGGTGAGGGCGTTGGTCGTGTCTAGGTCAAACTCGAGAACAGATCGCCGGCCAGGGCACGAAGCTCGACCTCATCGCCATCGGTGATGAAAGCCGCTACTGTCTTCTTGGCTGAGGAGCTGCCTGCGTATATTCATACGAAGCTAATCTCCGGTCCGTCCTTGAAGATCCGGATCGCCACGTTTGTTGCTCGTGGTGTCGTCGGCATGAGTTCCTTGTGCACGTGAGGCTAGTCCGGGGCCGGGTGTGGCACGAGACTGGCCTCCAAGATCCTGGCGGTGCGGATATTGGTATTGGGGGAGGTGGCAGCGCCGGAGATCCTGATTTCGTCCCCGTCCCGAAGGCCTTCGAGCGTCCGCGTCATCACGGCGTCCCACCCGATGGCTCGGTGATCCTGACTTTCGTAGCCTGCGTCGTACTTGTAGTTGCCGCGCGAGTCGTAAACCCGTATGTAAAGCCGTCGCTCGGCCCACGAAATATGAATCGGAGTCGAGTTCCAGCTATGAGCAACCGCGAAAACTCCGGACCCGTTGCCGGAGACGGTGAACGAGGCAAGCTTCGTGAGAAGCCATCCGCCCGAGCTGGCATCGGAGTCCGCAACGAGGACACTGGACTGTTCCCCCCAGGACGCGGACCGAAGATACTTGTGGACCACATTCCACTTCGACCCGTCCCACAGATAGGCGGAGTCAATCCGTCGATCCCCGACATACAGGTGGTTGACGTACTCGCTCCCGAAATGCATAGGCATGGCGCTCAGTCCGGGATGCAGTAGAGGACGTTCGTCGACGGGCTCGACGGCAGCGAAGTAGTAAGCACGATCTTGTCGTCGACGTACCTTTTGGTCGCCGCGTGGCTGTTGTTGTTCGGGTCGGCGACTTTGACTCGCCCGTTGTTGTCGCGGTACATGATCGTGTTCGCGGTGTTCCCATCGGTGTAGGACACAGTCGTGTCCGAGCCTGTGTCACCAGTGGTGTAGACCTGGTTCGTATTGGACGTAGAGGCGACCTTGGTTCCGATCAAGCTCGTGAGCTCGCCGACAGTGTCGGCGTTATCGGTAAGAGCATCCGCCAGCTCGTAGACGGTGTCCAAAGCCTCTGGCGCCTGGCCGACCAGATCGGCAATCCCGAGATCCACGCGGGCATCCACCTGAGCCTCGGTGAGCCGGGTGTCGACCCGTTCGTCCACGTACTCCTTGGTGGTCGCGTGTCCGGTCGCGGTCGGAGCGCCCACCGACAAGGCACCGACATCGTCACGCTTCGCAAGCGCCCCAGCCGTGGCGTCCGGAGTCGCCGACCGCACTGCCGGGATCGTGGGCGCATCCGCGGTTCCGCTCAGGTCCCCGGCCAACTTGATCTTCCCGAGCGTGCTCGCCGTGGCTGCCGGGATAACTTCCGCCGCCTGTCGTGCCGACTCAGCCGCATCGTCCGCCGCCTGCTCTGCCGCCGCGCGCTCATCCGCCGCCACCTCCGACGACGCCTGCGCCGCGTCCGCGTGCGCTTGCGCCGCGTCCGCGTGCGCCTCCACCTCGGCGCGCACCACGGCGGCCCCCTCCTCGACCACGCTCTGCACCAGCGCCTCGGACGCCTGGGCACGATCCGCACTCGACGCGGCCTGGGAAGCCGATGCTGACGCGGCGTCGCGGGCAGCCTCCAGGGCGGCCTTGGCGTCCTGGGCGGTCGTGGCAGAGTTCGCCGCGTCGTCAGCCTTCGTGCTCGCCGCCGATGCGCTCGACGCTGCCGCTGTTGCGGAGTCTGCGGCAGCGGTCTGGGATGCTTCGGCTCCCGCCCTCGCGGTTTCCGCTCCAGCCTCGGCGGCGCTCGCAACCTGGCGGGCAGACTGCGCATCCGTCTTCGCGGTCTCCGCCTTCACCTTGGCGGTCTCGGCCGCGCCGCGAGCTGACTCGGCCTGCGACGCACTCGACTCCGCCGCGGTCGCAGCCGCCCACGCCTTCGACACAAGCGGTTCCGGAAGCTCCGTAACCTGTTCTACAAGATCGATCACATCCACGGCATCGTCAGACTCGGGGATGTTCACATCTTGTCGGAATACCCAGGAGCCCAACTGAATCCGCAACTTCGCTGGCCCCGGCTCCAAGCCCGGCATGGACAGCACCCCGTCGACGATGTCGAAGCGGTGCTCGACCGGGGTCACCGTGCCGGTGCGATCCACCGACGGCCGGATCGCCGTCGATCTGACGGTCGCCGTTCCGTTGCCGCGCCGTCCGGCGATGTCGAAGAGATCACCGACAACATCAGTCATGTTGGCCTCCGTCTTTCTTGTACAAGCCGTGGTCGTCGAACGGGATCCATCGCAGTCTCGATACGAAAACCAGTGGTTCGGTCATAGCTGCAACTCATCTCGCAGCGTGTCGGGGATATCGGGCGTTCTCTCACCTGGGAGGAGACGGCCTGCCCAGGCCAGCAGGTCGCGAATGAAACCGATCGCTTCATCCAAGAGCGTTGTTTTGTGGGCGTTCTCAGCTTCGAGAACCTGAATACGTTGCTCGTGCTGGCCTAGTCGTTCGTTGAGCGGGCCGACGAGTGACGCCGCGGCTTCGGCGATGATCTGTGCGGCCTCGGCGTTCGATCGGCGACGATTCATCACCGCGTGCACGATCGTCGAGAATGCACCGCCGGTCAGCATGGCCAGCACGAGCTGCACCAGCGTCGACACACCTACCCCCGGCGAAGCAGGGAAGCCGTCTCACGGTCACCGACACCGCCCGACGCCAGCGAGGACAGCAACGATGCCAACGCCGCGGTGCCCACGACAGCGAGGGCGTTGCCCCAGTCCAGGTCTAAGACGGTGGTGCCGACAACGAGCAGCGCGGCGAACGCTTGAACGGCGGTTTTGATGGCGCGCTCAGCGGCGTCGCTCCAGAAGGTGATGGTCCACATGTCAGTTGCCCTCCTGGAAATTCTTGATCGCCGATACGGCGTCGACGAGCGTCAGGTTCTCGCCCTTGCCGTTTTTCCCGAGCTGCGGCCACGGGCCGAGCTGGTCAAGGATCAGGTCGAGCTTGCGGTCTATCTCGTGGTACTGCTCGGGGGTCACGGATTCTCCAAGAGTCGGGGCGGGAGCGGGCGCCGGTGCGGGCCCGTAGATCCCGAGGTGGTTGTTGTTCAACTTCGCGGCGAACTCGGCGACCCGGGGATCGCCTTCACGCCAGCCGATCTGGTAGTGCATCTCATCCGGCCTGTTCCAATCCCGGCCCCAGAAGATGGACCCCTCGAACAGCCGAAGGCCTTCGCGGACCTTCGCGATGCGGGCCGCGGGCATGGTCCGCAGACCCCACGGGTACCGCGGCGCGTTGATGTCGAGAGCGGTGCCGGACAGGTGATTTGAGGTACGCACATCGTTCGTCGCTGACCAGCCCCACACCGGAGATGACAGTAGCTCGACGTTGTGGTGGTACCACAACAGCCACGCGTTGAGGATCGTCGCAGCATCGCCGACCCGCACTGGTGCGGTGTTTGTGTACGGCAGCACGTTCGCGACCACACACATGTCGCGGTCGACCATGCGCCACCCGTTCTCGGAGTAGTCGTTACCGTAGGCGGTTCGGAAGCTCATTGTCCGGCCTCTCTAGCTCGTTGCATTCGCGATGCCGAGGTGGTTGATTTCCTGCACGGTGATGCCCCTGTCGCCTAAGGGTTGTGAACGGTTCAGGCGTCCGGTTCTGGTTCGAACTCTGCTTCTGGTTCTGGTTCGGGTTCGGCAGTGACGACCTCGTACGGCTGCCCGTGCTCGAATCCTCCCGCCGCCCAGAGCGCTCCTGCGGGATCTGCGATGCCGACCATGGACCCGGCCAGTCGATTCATCACCACTGCGGCTCCGGATGGGCGGGCGGGGACGATGATCGTCTCGGGGGCACCGAAACCGTTGGTGGTGAACACGGTTACGTAGTCGTGTGACCGGTTCTGTGTCCGGTCCCTCAGTGGCGCCGACAGCTTGTAGCACTGTGCCGGGCCCGCGAAGCCGGGCACTTCTACAACCACGAGCGTGGCAGTGGGCATAGTCGGAACTTCCTCTCAGTCGTGTAGGTATTCGATGATCGTGACTGCGCCACTGGCGCCTGCTGCGCCCGCGCCGTACACCGAACCGGTGCCCGCTCCGCCACCGCCGCCTCCACCGCCGCCGGCGGGGAATCCTCCTGCTTGCGGAGATTGTCGTGTCTTACCGCCGCCGCCTCCGGCTCCGGACTGGGATACTTCCCACCACACTGGGTGGCCGCTGCTCGCAAACCCCGACCGGCCTCCCGCGCCGGAGACGTTCGTGCCGCCCCCGCCGCCTCCGCCGCCACCGGCCATGACGTCGACGACGCCTGAGGAAGTGGCCACACCGGGATTCCCGACACCCTCCGAGGTGGCATCGCCGCCTGCTCCGCCGCGCATCACGGAGAACCCGCCGAGGCCGCCGCGGCCTGGCACAGCCACGTCGTCGAAGGCGAGCCCGCCGCCGCGACCACCCGCCGCGGTCACGAAGTCTCCGAAGGTGGACGGTCCACCGTCCTGGCCTCGGTACCAATACCCATCCTGTTCCGGGGGAGTTGGACTAGGGTCACCGCCGGCACCGACGGTGACCGGTACCGAATCCGGCAGCTGCGACGCCACCATTCGCGGACCGCGCACAGCCCCGCCGCCACCGCCGCCGGGGCCGCCTCGCTCCCAATCCCCACCACCACCGGAGGCTCCGCCACCACCGGCGCCGCGCACCACGACATCGATCGCATACAAGCGTGGGGGTTTGTACCAGGTGTCAGATGCGGTGAATACCACCAGGTTCGACCGGCCCATGGGTTAGGCCATCCTCTCGATGACAAACACCAGGCCGTTGGCCCCATTGCCACCGCGCACGTAGGAGCTGTGGGTGCCGCCACCGCCGCCCGCCCCGGCCGGGAATCCCCCGTGACCGCCGCGCGCCGAGTAGGTGCCGCCCCCTCCTCCGCCGCCACCGGTGGCGATGATTTTGTTCGGTTTCGCGCCGTCCCCGCCACCTCCGGCGCCGCCGGCGGAGATACCGCCGATACCGCCGGACTGGGGAACGTTGTTGCCCGGGTCGTCGGTCGCGCCGCCGCCGCCCCCGCCACCCCCGCCGTAGAGAGCATATGGGCTGGTCGAGTGGCCGCCCGGGAACGCGGGTCCCTCTCCGTACACCGCACCGTATCCGCCGACGCCGCCGGGGATCATGCCCGCCCCGGAATCACCGCCCGCGGGCAAGATGCTTGTGCTTCCGCCGATACCGCCGCCACCGCCGCCTGCGGTCAAGTAGTCCCCGAACACGGTGTCGCCGCCGCCGTGGCCGTGGTCTCCTGCGGACTGGCCGCCCTCGCCTCCCACACCTATTTCCACGCGGATCGGGTCGTACACACCATCGGCGTTCTTTTCGAGCAGCACGGCGGGGATCGTGGCGTGCACCTCACCGCCGCCACCGCCGCCACCACCGCCGACACGGCCGGGCCCAAGTGTGGCCCCCTTTCCCGCCCCGCCGCCTCCGCCCCCACCGATGAGGATCAGCTCGAGGGAGACCACCCCGGGCGAGGGGGTGAACTCGTTATTGCCCTCATACTTGGTGGCGTTGCCTTGCAGGATCATCTGGTCGATCAGCGCCTCCATATTCTCGACACGGCCGGAGTGGTCCCTGATGATCGACAGGTCTCCGACGTAGTCGCTGGAGACAAGGTTCTCGATGGCTGCGCGGATGTTCTCGAAGCCGCGCAGGATCCCGCCTTGCCCCATCAAGTTGTCCTGGGCACCGATGTATCCGTCCAACAGTTCGCGTTGTTTCGCGCGAACGTCGTCCTCGGTCATCGCCTGCCAGGCCGCGAAGCCGCCGGGGGCCAGCGCGTCGTCATGGGACCCGCCGTCGGGTGCGGTCACGATGCACCTCCTCGGCGTGCGAGCGCGGCCTTGATGCGCAGTTGGTCGCGGATGGCCGCACACCGACTTCCGGGGATGGACGACTGCGCCGACTTGGCGGGGACGCCCATCTCACGGCAGATGGCGAGTACCTCACTGCTGGTGTGACCGACCTTCTTCGCGAGGAAATGGACACGGATCTTCTCGGGCCACTTCGGTGGCTCGGTCACCGTCGCCGGTGCCGGTTCCCTAGGTGGCGTCGATTCTCCGTCGAGTTCGAGTGCCTGACGCCGCACCTCGTCCTGCATCACTTTCGACAGAGACTTGAGGTCGATCCCCTGTGCCTCGTTCGGGTCCGGCGGGTGGTCCTTCCACTCCCCTGCGGCGAACATCGGGGACAGGTCACCGGACCGCGGTGGGTGGTACCACGTCGTCCGTACCTCGACATTCGGCGGCCCGCCGTACTCGTACAAGCGCTTCGACAGGACCTTGAGGTATTCGACCGGAAACGGCATCGGCGCACCCTTGATGCCGGGGATGGCCATCAACGCCGGGAGCCACGCCTCTTCGGGGACGGTGATATCGCAGTTCTCCGAGGTGGGAAACTCCCCCTCACGTAGGGCCATGTGCAGGTTCTCCTTTGGGAGGTCAGAACACACCGAGGGCGTGGATGGACGCGAGCACGCCCTCGAGCTTCTCCATGGCGCGCTGGGCGGGGTCTTTCAGTGCGGAGCTGTCGCCGATGATCGGCATCCACTCGGCCGGGCTGTCGCGGTCCCACGCGAGCGTCAGCGATCTCACGCGGTCGACGTGCACCGTTCCAGTCCAATCACCGGGCGCCTGCGCACTGATGCGGTCGTCGAGGAAGAAGTGGCCAAGACCCTGGTCGCCAACGAGCCAAGGACTGGCGTCCGCGATCGAGAGTTCGTGCGTGAACCGGGGTCGTGTGGCCCAGAAGCCGGCCCGCAGCACCATGAGCGAGCTGAGCGTGTATGCGCGGTCTGCGCCGTCCTGGAAGGACTCGAAGTATCGGATCCACCCCGATTCCTGTGCTCGCCGGGCGCTCTTGGCCGAGACCCAGGCGCCGACGGTGTCCATGAACATCGGTGAGATGACCGCGTCGGCGACCCCGCCGAGCGGGGGTACGAGGGGGACCATCGCCGACAGGTCACCGACCATCTGGATCGTGGCGCGAATCGCCTCGTTCACCCCGGGCATCGAGTGTCCACCGCAGTTGACCTGGACGCCCTTGCCCTGGATACGAGTGAATCTCGCTGTCTGCACCCCGGTTTCCTCACCCTCCGGGAAGAAGACGTAGGGGGCGCGCTTGTCGGTGCTCTTCTTGCCGGGTACCGAATAGTCCGACGGCATGTCGGTGTCGTCGATCGGCGATTCGACCGTGTCGATGTGGTCGTGACCGTCGGGGCCACCGTCGGTGAAGTTCGCGATCGTCCGGGCCAGGCCGTCCCACAGGGTGCCCCCCTTCGCGGTACCCGTGTAGTAGCCCGACTTATCGACGATGTCGATGACCAGACAGCCGTTACGCAGGTTCGCGCCCTCCCACGGGGGGTCGTCGCCGTCGAGCCACCTGCGGCACACCACGGACAGTTCGGCGTCTTCGAGGATGGGTTTGGCGACGTCGTGCCAGTTCTGCCACCGGGAGGCGACAAACCCCCACAGAATCCCGTCCTCGAGATCGGACATGAAGCTGTGCGGGGCGACGACGACCGACCAGTTCGACATGTCCAGTCCCGAGGTCCACGACGCCGGATCGAGGGGATCGTCGGGCAGCGACCACAGGGACGTTTGCTCCCGCATGACCTGCAGGAACAAAGTCAGCAGCAGCGCCCACCGGGCACCGCCGGCAAGCATGAAGATCCGCGGAAACTGCAGCGCGGCAGGAAGGAACGGATTGGACCAGACCGTGTACCACTTGACGAACTCGTAGTCATGGAGAAACCGCACCACCAGCACGACCGTGCCGTCCTCGCGTTTCTCGACCGAGGCGTCCTCCATCAGTCCGGACCAGCGGGCGCCGTCCTTATCGACGGTGACGAGGACGGTGCGCTTCTCGCCGCGATCCATGCGTCCCTGCTCGTCCCAGATCCACCGTGCGGTGTAGTGGTCGAACGGGATCTCGAGCAGGCCCGAGCCGGTGTCGTTACTGACCCACTCGAACCGGCCTAGGTATTCGGCGGCGACCTCGCCCTGCCAGTTCCCTTCGCCGTCCCACAGACGAGTCAGGGGCGGCTCGAGGCGGCGCAGGGCCTCGCGTTTCTCGTGTTCGCGGGTCTCCTGCCAGATGGCCTCGCACCGTTCGAGGAGGGTGTCACCCTCGAGGACGGGTGTCGTCATGCGTTTACTCCAATCCCCATGGCCGCGACCACCGTCGCGGTTGACGAAGCAGGACACCGGCACCGGGTGCCGCGTTGGTGACGTAGACGGGTACCTCGGTGGGCGGCGTGTACGGCGGCACCTTGTACAGCAGTCGTCTACCGTTGGTGCGGCCCACCATGTTCGTGTCCGCGAACGCACGAACAGGAAGTTTCATCCGGTCCACCTCGACCGTGGCACCGCCGCCGTCTTCCGGGACGAGTGCGGGCAGGGTGTAGATGCGTTCGGAATCATCGCGGCCGGTAGCGAAATCGACGCCGGGAACACGCGCGTACTCCGGACCGGTCCAAGAGAAATCCGGAAGACCGAAGACGGCGCCCGCGGGACCGTTGACAACCCAGGTGTGCATCATCGGCTGATCGGTGGGATTCGAAATCCACACCTTGCCCTCACCCGAAGTGCCCGAGGTCAACTCCCAATGCGACGGGAACTGTTCATTGCCGAGAAAGTCGTCCTCGAACCACATCGGGTCGAGTGCGACCGTGGACATCGGGATGAGCCCGTTGCCTTCAGAGATCGGGTCGAATTCCGGTTGGAATCCGATGGATTCGCCGAGGATCAGCCGCAGGCTCCGTGACCCGGACAGCTCCGTCGTGATCTGCATCTTCGCCAGCTCGGCGGCCGCATTCCATGGGTCGCGTTGGTAGCTGAACGCTTTGCGGATCGCCGAGTCCCGAACCTCCCACGGGCTGGTCTTCTCCCCGAACACGTGCAACCCGAACTGCACACTGCGCACCGGGTGTTTCGTGCCCTGCAGGCTCCCTCCGATCTGGAACGCACCCTCTTTGATAATCACCTTCGTCGGCGCGTCGTAGAAGCCCTGCATGTCGGTGCCGAGCAGGACACCCTCCTCGCCCTGCCCTTCACCAGAAATGCAGAAGTAGCTGCCGTCGGCCCCGAAGATCTCGACCTTCGCGCCATTGGTGTCCGCCACTGTCAGAACCTCGATCCCGCACCGAGTGCATTCAGGTTGTTGATCTGGCGCACGCGGCGCTCGTTCTCTTCGACGTCCCGGGTGTGGAACACGTAGGTGGCACTCGGGCGTGAGGCGAGCCGGCGAACCTCTTCGGCGAGCTCGTCGAAGGCTGGCCAGGCCGAGGCGCCACCGGGGCCTGAACCGCTGCCGGCCATCACCCGCCGGTAGTCCGCCTCTTTAGCTGCCGCCCAGACCTGTTCGACGTCACCAAAGGGGTGCTGTGCCGCCATCCCAGGCTGGAAGGGGCTGCCCGGCGTGGCCGGCTTCTGCTGCTGCTCCTGCATGTACCGGGCCAGACTGGCACCGCTGGTGATGGCGGCGCCGACCGCGCCGAGCCCCGAGTCCAGCCCGATGACACCGAGGGTGTCATCGAGGTAGCCGGTGACGAACGACTTCGCCACGTTTCCCACGAGGTCCACCGGATCAGCCGCCGTGAACATCGAGTCGGACGAACCCTTACCCCTCGGCTCGGTCAGGTTGTTGTGAGCGATCTGCAGCGCATCGTCGGCATCGTCTCGATCGAGCTGGGTCGACTCGGGATCTGCATACACCTCGTTGCGGCGCAGGTTCGCCCTCTCTACCGCACGTTCGAGCTTGCGCTGATCGAGTTCCTCTTCGGTGTAACTCATTGTGAGACTGGGGGCCTGCGGCGCCGGACTCTCTGGCTTGCTCTTGTCGAACTTTGCCTGGGACTCGGTGAGATCCCTCTTCGCTTGCCCCTGGGGCATCGCGTTCGCGGCAGAGGCAGACCCTGAGCAATCGCATGACCGGTCGCCATCGCAGCAGAACGGGCATTCCCGGTCCGATTCCGCACCCGGGAACGACTGGGTGCGGTTGACCCGGCCGCCCTCGGCGTAGCCCGGAAGCTTCGGGAACGTGCCCGCGTTGATCGCGGCGAGCTCCCGGTCGTAGCGCTCCGAGGAGCCGCGATTGATGATCCACTCCCCGGCATCGACGCGGGCGATGGGCATGCCGCTCGCGGCGACACCCAGGATGCCGTCGACGGTGGCCGTCCCCGGCCCGGTCGTCGGCAACCTGCCGCCCGCGGCCTTGCCGCCGGGTACATACCCCCTGCCGTCCCTCCCGACGGTGCTCCCGCTGGATCGGCTGTCGCCGGAGCCGTTCGTGTCGCCGGAGCCGTTCGTGTCGCCGGTAACCACGACCTTGACTTCCGCGGTCCTCTGTTCGGCAGCCTTGTCAAGCTTCTCGCTGAGCAGCTCGGCATCGCCGAGGGCATCCTGGATGGCAACCTTGACGTCAGGGTGGACCTTGGCTTCGTCGATCTCCTGCAGCTCCTTGAGGCTGACCTCCGTGCCTTCTTTCAGCTTGTTAAGGATCAGTTCGATCTCCGGGGTGATCTTGGATTCGTCGATGCTCTTGAGTGCGTCGATGGCTTCCTGGTTCGTCAGCCGAAACTTGGTGTCGTCCGCCGAGATCTCCGGTGTCGCGTCCTGGAGGTCGAGTTCTGTGATCCGGGCCAGCACGGCATCCATGCTGGCCATCGACAGGCTGTTGTCGGCAGTGATCTTCACATCCTTGCTGTCGGGGATGTCTTCCACCTCGAAGCCGACTGCGCGGAGCATGTTCTCGGCCTGCTCGTCGATGGCGAGGACCTCGATCTCTTTCTTTCCAGGCTGGGAATCGAACGCGTTCTTTACCGCGACCAGATCCTGGGCCACCTTGTCGCCGCCTTCGAGCGCGACATGGAGCTTGATCGCCTCTTTGTCGAACCCGAGCCCGGTAGCCCACTCGCGGACCTGACCTGTATCGACGCCGTACGTAAGGGCTCGTGCCGCGAATGCTTCCTCGTTCTTCGCGAACAGCCGGTCAATGTCCTCGCCCTTGAGGGCCGCGGTAACCATCGCCTCACGTAGAGCGAGGAGGTCCTCCTGCAACCTGCGACCGTTCTCGAGGTCCAGGTTGAGGGCGTTGTTGTCACCTACGACCAGCGAGTTCGGGCCCTCCGTGCCGTAACCCAGAGACTGGTTGATCGGGTTCTCCTCTGTGGGGACCTCGGACAGCTCGTCGATCTTCTCCTCGTAGTCGGCCACCGCCTCGGCGAGCGAGACGTCGCGGCCGGCGATCGTGTCGAGCACGGTCAGCAGGGCCGAAGCCTTCGACTCCGCGTTGGAAGAGGAGTCGGCCAGGGTTTCGATGGACTCGACGATGTCAAAGATGCCGGGCGTCAGGTTCTTCGCCGACTCCCGCATCCGATCGAATTCTTCACGCTGCTCCCTGGCGAAGGCGATGGCGTCTTCCCCGCCCTCGGGGGCGGTTTCCAGAGTTTCCAGGAACTTGGCGAACTCGGCGTCCGAACCGGCCACAGCCTCGGCGAGCACCTCGGAGTCGACCTTGAGATGCTCGAGCGCCGTCGAGGTGCGCTCGGCCGCCTCGCCCATCTCGCGCGCGTTCCGGACCTCCTCTTTGTCCCAGCGGAAAGCCCACTGCTCGTCCCACCATGAGGGGGCGTTCTCGGCGGTCGATTTCAGGCCGTTGAGAGCCACGTCGAGGGCGGCGACCTGGGCGGTCATCACGTCGCCGTCGATCTGGCCCCCGGATTCCTGGAAGGCAGCACCGACATCACGTTGCGCGGCAGCGAATTCGAGAGCCGTCTTTCGCGCGGCCTCCTCGGCCTCCTTGACGGAGTTAGCGGCACCTATGATGCTGGTCACCGCAACCGCGGCGGCTGCGATGCCGATCATCCAGGGCCCGCCGAGCGCGGTCAGTAGACCACCGGCTGCGAGCTTCATCCCGGAGATGCCTGCGGCGGCCGTGCCACCGGCGACCGCGCCGAAGTTGGCCGCGCTCGAGGTGGCGTTCCGCAGGGGCGCAACAAGGCCACTGGATGTGGTGGCGAGGCTCCGCTGGTTGGCGGCAAAGGCCTTCATCCGATCGGACGTGGTGCGGAAGGCCGAGCCCATTTGACCGATCGCCGGTGAGCGCGCCTCGAGCACGGCGACAGAGGCCCCGAGTCGGGAGATCGACTGACCACTCGCGGCAGCCAGGGTCGACTGAACGGCCATCTGTTGGCCGAGCCGCTGAAATGCCCCGCCGGCACTGGAGATCGATGTAGTGAGCGCGGAACTGAATCCGGTCACCCGGAGGGCGACCAGTGCGGCGGTCGCGATCTGGACCGGGGCGGGTAGATCCTGGAAGAGGTCGACGACCTCACTCACACCGGAGATTACCTCCGCAGCACCGCGGGCGAAGAACTCGAGCGGGCCGTCGACGAGTTGGTAGATCTCGAGCCCGAGAGTTTCGGCGGAGTTGGAGACCGCTTCCATGGCGCCCGGCAGACCCTGCCACCTGGCGGCTGCCACCTCGGCAGCGGTGCCTTCCTTGTCGATTGCGGTCGACATGGCGTCAAACCCGGATAGGGCTTGCTCGGCAGCCAACTCGGCCAGGAGCATGGCCTCGGAGCCGAACAAGGTCGCCGCGGCGGCCTGATACATCTCCGGAGACATTCTCTTGGAAGCTGTCTCGAGCTGCGCGAACAGCGAGGGCAGGCCGACGAATTTCTCTTCGGCGTCGTAGACCGTCAGACCGAGTTCTTCGATCGCCGCCTTGGCCGGCTTGCCCTGGTCGGCGAGCGCGAGCAGGGCGCTCTCGAGCAGGGCTCCGGAGTCGGAACCGACGATGCCCGCGTTGGCGAACATGGCCAACGCCGTGGTGGTGTCGGCGACGTCCACGCCGAACTGGTTCGCTACGGTACCTACCTGCTGAAGCGCTTCTGCCACATCAGGAATCGAAGCCGAGCTGGAGTTCGCCGCGCTAGCAAGGATGTCGGACACCTCTGCGGCGTTCCCAGCATCCAGGCCAAACGCCTGCAGTGCGGCGGACTGGTACTGCGCGGCGTCGGCGGCATCGATCTGAGCGGCCGTGGCCAGCTGCAGCGTCCCCTTGGCAGCGGACATCGCCTCGTCGACCGTGAACCCCGCCTTGACCAGGGCGGTCATGGCGTCGGCCGCCCCCTTGGCGGACACTCCAGGCAGCTGGATGTCCTTGCCGAGTTCCTTGCTCAGCTTGGAAGCCCGGGCCAACTCCTCGGCCGTCGCGCCGGAGACGGCCTGCATCGAGTTCATGCTGTTGGTGAACTCGTTGCCGATATCGATTACGGCCTTCGCGCCGGCGGCGACGCTGAATTCGACACCGAAGGCGTCACCTAGCTGCGCGGCCTTGTCCACGGCACCGCGCAGGCCGCCTTCCATCGTCGACAAGAAGCGGCGAGTGTCGGGGACGACCTCGATGTCAATCTGGCCACCGGCCATCAGGGCCTCCAAGGTGTGTGTGCCGCAAGGAGCGGTGAGGGCGTGCGGTCGGACGGTCGGTCTCGGTTCGGGCGAACGACCGATCAGTCCCGGCCGAGAAGTGCGGCGAGCTTGCGCGAGGGGCTCAGCCCCGCCTGCAGTGAGGGTGGGGTGGAATGCTTGGCGACATCGGCGAGGTACTTCTCGACCAGCTTCGCGTGCGTCTGGGGCGGACGGAGCGCAACGGGTGCGAGCAGTGGGTGGGGCGGCGGCTTGCGGCCGGACGCCTTCCACCGTGCCCGCGCGGCCTTGACCTCGGGGTCGTCCGGGTCCGTAGTCCACTGCCGGTACTCGGAGCCGAGCCAGTAGTCGTCACGATCGACCAGCATGGCCAGGTTCTCGGCACCCCGAACATCGCGTGCGTCGTACTCGACTACCCCTGCGGCGAGCTGCGCCACATCGCGCCAGGGAAGTTCCCGTAGCGCGACGCGCAAGTCCAGCTGGTAGTACCGGCGGAAGCCGGTCAGGGCTGCGCCCCAGCCATCCCGGTGTAGGAGGCAGGCAAGGGCGCGACAATTTCCCCCTCGGTGAGACCGCTCATTTCGAACACCTTGTTGAGCAGCGCAGAGCAGTGGGTGACCGAGAGTTCGGCCAAGGCCTGCAACAACTCCGAAGCGACTTCACCGACGATGATCTCGAGAGCGGCGTCCAACCGGGTCGCAGCGACGTGCGCCATGAAGCGGACCGCCTCCTCGCCGGTGAACGAGCGCCGGATATCGACGTCGATCCCGCGGAAGGTCGCCTGGATCGGCTCGAGACTCTCGGTATCGAGCACGGACAGTAGGTCGAATCGGTTGGCCTCGGCCTCGGGGGTGGCGGCCGGACCCCCCGCAGGCGCATCCGGGGCCGGATGAGCCGTGCGGGAGGCGGCCTTTCGCGGGGCGGCCTTCTTCGCCGCCGTCTTTCGGGTGCCTGGCATGTGGTGCTACTCCGTTCGTATGCGGATCGGGTTAGTTGGCGAGGGGGTCGAAGCTGGTCAGCGGGATGACCTTGTCGAGGGCGAGGAGTTCGAACTCGAAGCCGTCGAGAGATTCCCCGCCGAAAACACGCGGCGGCGGGGTCGTCAGGGTGACCCTGCTGCAGTAGAAGCCTGCGGAGCCCTCGTCGTCACGGAGGATGAACATCGCTGCGAAGTCCTCGTCGTCGCCCGGGTTCCACTGGAAGACGCCGGTGGCCGTTTCGGCGATGTCACCGCCCTGCAGGGCGGTCAGCACGGTGGCCTTCGAGTAGTCAGTGGCGCGCAGCTTGATCCGCTCCTCGAGGGTGCCCTTGACCGCCTTGTACGGGGCCGCACGCCGGTTCCACACCGGCAATGTCTTCAGATCACGGCTGGGGTTGACCTCGAATCCGGCCTCGATGCCGCCGAACGCATCCCAGGCGACCACAGGATCGGAGCCGGTTACCGGTGCGATGGCGAAAGGGTCCTCGGGCATCGCCGTGCCGGCCGCCGCGCGGTAGACGTCGCCGTCGAGCCAGACGTAGGCCTTGTTGGGATCTGCGTGAGTGCTCACAATTAGTTCCTCCTGATCTGGGCTCACGAAAGTAGTGAGCGCATGGGGAGCCCCACCCCGGGCACGCCAGGCAGGCACCCGGGGTGGGACATTCTGGGGCGCGCTGCTCCTATTGGCGGGGGGCGCGCATCTTCAACTCCACGCGAGCGACCGCGCGGAACAAGGGGAAGTCAATACCGCGCTGGGTGTCGACCATCGTGATCGGCCCGTCCACCCACCGGCCCGACCAAGCCGACCCGCGGAACTCGATCGCTCGGGCGCGGCCGACGAGTTGACCCGCCATCGCCGCGATATCCCAGGCGAGTTCTTCCGGATCGGTTGTGCCGCCCAGGATCTCGATCTTCGGTGCCCAGGCGTTGATCTGGACGAGGGGTTTACGGAGCATCGGATCGACACCGACATTGCCGGGAGCCGCGAGGGTCACGTAAGGCCCGCTGATCGGGTCCGGCACGTTCCGCGTCGAGATCGATGTGCCGGGAACCAGATCGGTGAACTCCGGTCTCGACAGCAGGAACTGCCGAACAGCGCCCGGCGCGAACGGGATCGACGTTGTCATCGACGAAGTCATCCGCTATCTCCTGCCTTTCGATCGCCGCCCGTCGTAGCGACCGTACTGACGCGCAGCGTCGGTCAGGGCCGCGTGGGCTGATGTCTCGCTGGTGCCGAATTCGTTGACCATTGCGTCCGGGTCGCCGTCGACGACGAACACCCGATCATGGTCCACTTCGACCGCGATCCCGTCCCGGTCGTCACCCGCGTGGACGAGGGCCGCGGCGCGCGCGCCCTCGGCGATCTGCTCGGCGATCTCCCGTCGCGCCTTGGCGGAGGCACGGCGGGCTTCACGGGCAGCGATGTCACGGAAGACCCGTGCCCGTGCCGGCACGGTCAGTCCTTCAGGGTGGCGGTCTTCGCACGGGCGATGCCACCACCCGCCGGGACCGCCCTGCCTGCCGTGGGCTTGTCCTGCTTGTGGTTCTGGTAGGCGCGGGATCCGCGTGCAGCCCAATGGTTGCGCCCGCCTTCGGTGTACTCGACGCCATCGTTGTCGTGGCCGGCTTTCCTAGCCATGTTGGTTACTCCTTCATGTCGGAAACCATCCGCACGTTTGCGGCGATATAGGCGGGACGACGAGAGCCACTGGCCATGCGCCGCTGCCTGGGTCGGCCCTGGATCCGGTAGATCGCCCCGTCGGCGTCCCGGAAAGCATCCTTCGATGTGGGCAACGGTTCGATGCCGGGATCGAGCAGCAGTACGTAGGAGCTGACGACGTGACCCGCGGTGAACTCGGTGTTGCCGACAGCCGAAGCCGGTGACAGTTGACGCTGCTGCAGCAGTCCCGTCCACGGAACCTCCGTCGGAGGGGAGGGAAACAAGTTGCCGGTCGACGGGTCTTGCACCGTTTCGTTCTCGACCAGCAGCGTCCACGCCTCTGGAAGCGGCTTCATCATCCGATCCTGATCGTGAACGCGTCCGACGAGGCCACATCTGTGCGATCGATCAACTCGTCGATCTCGTCGTCGGTGAAGTAGACCAGGGACGGGCTCGCCGCGGCCTCATAGTCCGTCGAGACCTCCGGATACTGCTGCCGCCGTACCCTGATCCCGGTCCGGAACGTATCCAAGGCGCGAATGACCGCGAACGCGGCCGTCCCGACCACCAGTTCCTTCGACAACTCCTGCGAGTCCACGCGCTCGTCCAGACGCGGCACCTTGTTGCGCAGTTTCGCTTGCGCGATGCCGATGAACCGCTGGATCTGGTCGGTCTCCGCGACGCTGTAGGTCTCCCCGGAGATCGCTTCGATGTCGTCGATCTCGACAAGCGGCAACAGTGCGCTCATTCCTGGTCTCCCTTCAGATCGACGCCTTCGCGAAGCTCCTCGGCCGCAGACGAGAGCATCGGATCTACAGACTCTTGCTCGAAGTACCTACGCTCACGGTCCTTTCGAGCTTCGTCCCAGCCGAGCTCATCCCACGAGCCCTCTCGAGAGAGGACCGGGGTGTTGCCGTTGAGTTTGACGATCGCGTCGGCCTCCTCGGCCTTCGTCGGGGTCGCCGGGTCGCGCCACTCGAACGCGATGGCCTTGCCGGCCTCCGGCCACTGCCCGGTCCGCACCCGCTCATACAGGGCGAGCACCCAGCCGAGCCCGACCCCGACCTCGTCGTTCTTCTCTTCGGCGTTCTCGATCAGCCGTGACTCGTCCGCGCGGATCGCACCCTCGGCGGCCGGGTTCGCGGTGTTCTGGCCGAAGTAGCGGAACGGCAGCCCGGTCACCGACGAGGCGAGCGTCGCATAGTGGTTCGTGGTGTCGTGGAAGTTCTTCAGATCCGAGGGGGTGAACTGGCCGACCTTCACCTTGTCCGGTGAGGCCTGGTTCGCCCAGATCGCTGTGTAGTAGGACTGCCACACGGGGATCGGGCTGCCGTCCTTGTCGACGAAGTCACCCCGGGACATGCCCAGAACCCACTTCTGTGGCACCGAATGGGTTTCCAGCGCAACCTGTAGGTTCGTCAGCGCGCGGGCGGCCGCATCCGTCAGCGGAATCAGGTCCTTGAGTTCGGACACGCCATCCCATCGGGCGAGGCGGCGACGGTTCAGGAACAGCACAACCGGAACCCGACCGAGACCGTGCTCGTCGACGCCGTTGTCTCCCCCGACTGTGTCGACCTCCCAGCCCTTGCGTCCCGCGACGACCTGAACAGTCTTGTCCGGCAAAAAAAGTGTGCCGACTCGGGTCCCGTCCTCGGTGTGGTACTGCCGGAACGCGGCATCCATCCGCCGACGGCGCTGGTCGATCAGACACGACATCTGGGTGGGCGATTCCACCGACATCAGCGGATGCTCATCGTCGTCCTCGTTGGCCCCCACGGTCATGAAGCAACGCCCGTACACCATCTTCTCGGTGTTCAGCAGCCGGATCTCCGAGGTGAGGTTGTTCGCATCGAACCCCTCCTGCAGCGCCGCGGCAGCCTCGAGTGCCTTCTTCTTCGACGACTGTCCGCGCATGATGATCGATTTCGGCTTCTGCCGCCGTGCCACCTCGGTGACGTAGGTGCGGGGCCAGTTCACCACCGTCTCGAATACTTGCAACTCGGGCGGGACCGCGATGCCGATGTGCTCGAGCCGCTGATCGCCCTCGAAATAGGCGTCGTTCAGCTTGTCGAGTGGGGCGCTCCGGCGCAGCTTCGCGCTCATCTGGGCGATCATGTCCCGCTCGTCGTCGGACAGGGCGGAACGCAACAGTGGAGCAGTCAACAGGTGCCCCTCCTTTTCAGAAGCAGAACATGCGGGTGTCGGAGTCTTCGATCCAGCCGGACTCTCGGGCGTCGGCAGCGGCCTCGTGGGCGAGGATCGATGCCATCGCCGGGTCGATCTTCTGGTGATCGGCCGGCTTGCCGAGGATGTACTTCTGTCCCGGCTTGGCGACCTTCCGGCAGTTCGCCATTGCCGTTGCGGTCAGCGGGCAGCCGTCCTGGCTGATGCGGCCCGTCGCCAGGTCCATCTCGAATCGTCTGATCGCGTCGTACATCGATCCGATCCGGTTCGTGGGCCACTCGAGCACGTGCTCGTCGCCGTGCCTGAGCGACCAGTCGCCGATTTCCGAGTACCAGTCTTGCGGATCGCAGTACATGCGAGCGACAGCGAACGTCGAGAAGAGCTCGTCGACGGCCGCGTCTACCTCCCCACGCGGGATCTGGCCACCCCACTCGGCAGGGTTCCAGATCGTCGGCCGTCGATCCGGCCCGTAGCGGGGCGTGAACTGTTGCCCGTCCAGGGTTTCGGCACGAATCACGGTCCAGTCGTTGTTCTCCGACCCGTCGAACCCGAGGCAAACTCTGGTGCCCGGGTCGGGGCTAGGAAGCCAGATCGGCGGCATAGCGGTCCTCCCACAACCCATCCCGCAGCCACGAACCTCGCCCGTAGACCAGGCGGTTTCCGAAGAAGCGTTCGGCCTGCGCGGGATCGGTCTCGTTCAGCTCCGTCGCCTCGGCCTCGATCGAATCGAGGTTCACCCAAGGGGATCCGTCGTAGACGTACTCGAGGATCTTGCGCCGGTCTCGCTTGCTGCCCCACGACAGGCCCTTCGGGGGAATCCGAAAGAACTTGAAGATGTCCGGGGCTTGCGACTCCCAGGTCCGCTGTGCAGTCGAGTTCTCGGAAGGGTCCCACGCATTCGTGGTTTCGATCGTGCGTCCATTCATACCTGCGGCACCGCGGCGCTGCGTTTCGGCGACAGCCACCATCTTGTTCCCTTTGGTGTACAGCCCCGACTCGTCCTGCAACGCCCACGAGATCGGGTTACCGAGACGGCCTCGCGCACTCGAGGTGACGGCGTCGATCCGATCGAAATCGTCACCACCGGTTTCGCCGGCGACGCGAATGAACCCCTCGCGAGGGAACAACAGATCCGACAGCGGACCGAGCTTGATCATCGCCGTCAGCGGCCGGTACACGTTGCCGACCTGGTCCTCGTTGTTCGCCGTCAACTGGATCACCGGCGACGCATGACGCATCCCCATGGGCTCACCCGGCTGATACTCGTATTCCCAACCGCAGCCGCAACTCCAGTCCGAGCACGCGTACCCGTCACCAGAGTCGGCCCAACCGTAGAACTGCGAGGGCCCCACCGCCTCTAGGCAGGCCATCGACGCAGCCCACGGGCCTTTGCCCGTCTTCTGCGGAGCCACGATCTGCGCTCGCCGATACACGAACGCCTGGTTGAACAATGGCTCCGGGGAACCGGACTCGCCGATCTGCCACCGCACACCTGGGCGGACTTGGTAGTACTTAGCGGCACACCAGAACTGCCAGTCCGACCACACGAACTCCGCGCCGCGCCGGTAGCCGTCGGGGATACGGCAATGCTGCCGAACCCAGGCGTCACCGATGTCTCCGAGGGTGGGAAAATCGACAACGAACCCATCAGCTGCCGCCATCGGACACCGCCCGAAGCCTACGTGCCGGAGCCGACTTCGAAGGCTGCACCGGCTTCTCCGCGCGCTTCGACGTGACCTCGTCGGCTGCGATCTGCCAACCGTTCTCCCGCAGACCAGCCGGGGTCAGACCGATCTGGTCAGCGAGGCGATGCAGCGCGGTGACATCGGCAGCTGTCGCCTCAGGGATCTCGGCGAGTACCTTCCGCCGCACCCACATCGCGATCGTCTCCCACCGCCACGGCTCCCTGATCCACTGCGCGGCCTGCGGGTACGTCCACACCTTCCGCCACACAGCGCGCTCCCGGGTCGAGCCCTTCGGGAACGGCCACGCCGGTGGCTTCCCGGCGTACCCCTCGCTTGGCAGATCGGTGAAACTCAGCCCCCGCAGATCCGATCGGCCCGAGTTCGGGTCAGCCTGCGGACCGGAACGATTGCGCGAACCTCCACGCGCCATTTCCATCACTCCTCGAACAGCGTTACGCCACCGCAGACAGGCCCTCGGCAATGCGCCGGCAGCGTGGATCTTCGGAGGTTCTGAACCCTCCGCGCGGTCTTCCGCCCTCCCCGAACTGCGGGAGTCAGAATCGGTCGGCCTGACGGGAGTTGCACGGCCGACAGACCACAGTGAGCGGACCACGCGGGTCGCCTCCGCGAGCGATCGGTACCACGTGGTTAGCGGTCAAGTCCGCGGCGGCGTGAGGTGGCCGGCCGACGCCTGGGCACCAGTTGCCGTGCTGGGCGACATGGTCACGGACGGCACGTGCCCGGCGTTGCCGTTCTTGCCAGTCGCGGGTGGTCTTGGTAGGGGTAGTGGCGTGTTGGTGTCTGTCGTGTTCGCGTCTGTGGTCTCCGCACAGGGAGTCGCCCTGGATGGCTGGGCATCCGGGTATCCGGCAGACGCGCTTGCCTGAGCGCGGCATCAATCTTCCCTGGCTCTGCGCATCCAAGTCCGGGGCTTGGCTTCCTGCCTGTCGGTGTCTGCTGGCTGCGCGCAGTGGATGTGGAGTTCGCCGATGTGGAAGGGCGCAGCTAAGTCGCTGCCGGGCTGGTTGCCCAAGATTGCGCTACCGATGCGGATGAGGACGTGACCGGTAATGCCGGTGATCGCGTCGACGGGATTCACGGCGCCTCCTCGGCGGTCGGTTGTTGCGGGCGATGTGGCTTCGATCAACGGCCGATACTCGGGTTCGCATTCGACACCGAATGCGCGAAAGCCCTCGAGTGTGCAGCCTCACTTGTGCCGGAACCAGGTCGATACCTGACAGGGTCTACCGACTACGGTATGCGCATGATGAAACGTGTTGTAGTTCTTGTGGCAGCAGGCGTGGTTGCCACCGCGTGCGGGAGCCCGTCCACCGAAGACTCAGCGACTGTCGCGGCATCCTCGTCGACCAGCCCCACCTCGACAGTCGCAGCACCGACAACGACGGTCAGCCCCGAAGAAGCGTTGTACTCGGAGTACTCCAGCGCACTTACTGAGGCCGGAATCGACTTCCTGCCTGGTTCCGGTCCAGGCGGGGATATGTACGGAGACACGCTCACGTGCGATCAGCTGCGCTCCGGGGAACTGGACGCATACGACCTCGCAACCAGATTTGGGGTCCTCAAACAGACCGAAAGCGGTCGCCACATCACCACTATGGTCCCAATCCTGTGTCCAGATCAGCAGCCGATCGTGGACCAGGCCATGGCCGGTGACGTTCAGCAAACGACGTTCCGCGGCGGAAAGCACCTCATCGGCAACGGACTGGAGATCTCGCCGTTGGGGGGCTATTACCTGTCGCCTGGCACCTACCAAACGGAAAAGCCTGTCTCAGACTGCTACTGGGAGCGCTCCGACGCCAACGGTAACATCATCGACAACAACTTCGTCACCCTCGCGCCGTCAGTGACGGTCACGATCGCACCAACCGACAGCGGATTCACCTCAGATGGCTGTGGCACTTGGAAGTTGGTCGAGTAAGAACACGTACTGTTGGCTTGGCTCCGCCCCACGGCACGCTCGCCAGGCCAATGGGTTGTGTTGCCTTGGGACGGAAGTCGGGCGCCCGCCGATGGGGGGAGGTGTCGGCGGGCGCTGTCCCCTGGGCGCTGGCGTGCTGCTCACAGGGGCCGGGACGGGCCGCGATGGCGGCAGGCCGCGCGCACTTAGGGGCTGCAGCGGGCTGGGATGTCCCGGAAGAACAAGGATGGTCCGGATACAGCAAAGGCGCGATGTTGTGGATACAACTCTCGCGCCTGCTGGGCGTCAGCCTACCACATACTGCTCCCGTCCCAGGTCGTGACGAAGCGGTGTGCCGTTGGCGTCCAAGATATCCCCGAACCTATAGAGCCAGTCGCCGTTGTTGTTCTTGCGGATCCGACCCTTCCTTGTTTCGCCGAGATAGGCGACGCGCCGTTTCGACAGCGGGATTCCCGCATCCGATGCGGTTCGGGCACACTGCGCCGAAGTTAGCTCGAGGGCTTCAAGTTCCGGGATGAGATTGGGGTCGATGTGGCGGACCGATCTGTCGTTGGTGAAATCGCAAGCTCTTCTACATTCGCGCATGGCGTACTCGATTTCATCGTGAGCCTCCTCGCATCCCTCGGTCATGGCGAGGCTGGTGACGTGATCGGCCAGCCACCGCGCAACACCTGTCGTGGCAGCCGACCCGGTGTACACCTGCGCTCGTGACTCGCACGCGTGCCGTGCCCATGCTGTGAGGGTCGAGTTCAGCAGTTCGTGTGCTTCTGATGCTGCGAGATTCATCGGGAGCGGTTGTACGTCGCTGTGGGTGCCGATCCGGGCTCCACAGCGAGCGGTCTTGTCTTGACGAGTGAGGGTGATCGCCAGATCCTCTACGAGCGATGGGATCTCGCGCAACAGGGATGTCAGCGCCTGCATGTCAGCGCGGGTGATGAAGAACTGGTTGCTCATCGGATCCTCCGGTGGCAGGAGTTGTGGCCGTGGTTATCGGTGGTTGTCGGTGTCGACAGGGTCGCCGTGCCCGGCGGCGCGGAGTAGGTCGGTGAATGCGCTCAGCTCCATGACTGCGAGCCGGATCGGAGGCCTACCCCCGCTCCCCCGGACTTTGTGGGTCAGGAAGGCGATCAAGGCTCCCGAGTGGGCTCTCTGGTTCGCGAGCTGGGCCACCCACTCCCGCCAGCGTGGCTGTTGAACGTTCTTGACCTGAACGACGACACCGGGCGCGAGGCCGGTGGTTCGGGTGACGAAGATGTCGCCCTGATCTTCCATGCGGCCAGGCCGGGTGCGTTCGGCGTGCGGGAAGCCGTTGGCACGCAGGACCGCGAGAACCTCACGCTCTTCCTGGTCACCCTTGCGCTTGTTCGCGTTAGCCATCGCGGACCCCCGACTGCTCGAGCATTGCCCGCACCTCACCCGGGCTGACTGGCAGTGCACGCCGTTGAGCGATCCGCTCCCGGAACTCCGCCTCCTGCTCCGCCGTCAACTCGAACGGCTTGCGGCGGCCGGCCTTGACCGCACGCACCCACCTGTGCGCCTCGGGTGGCCGCCAGCCCATGTCCTGGAGGATGTGGCAGGCTTCGTCCATTGCCTCGCGGTCCTGCTTCGACAGCCCCTGCAGAGCTTCGACGTACGCGAGGCGGGCGTGCTTGATGATCGCCGCCGGTAGTGGCTTGAACCCGTCCTCGCAGACACGGTAGGCCCGGGACACCCCGGCCAGCAGGTCATCCCGTGAGAGACCCGAGTCGGCGAATACATCCGCCCATGCGAGCACGGTGGAGTCGCCACCGTTCGGAAACCAGGGATCGTTCGCGGCGCACTTCGCCAGCACCAGGGCTGCGGTGCGTTTGTCGTCATCGGTGATCATGCGAGCTCCTTCGGTGCGGTCGTGAGGCGATCGCCGATGTCGAGGTAGCCCCGGACCTTCTCGTCAGCGCGGGAGACGGGCGAGTGTTGCGGGGTGCGGGACGGCAGCGGCTCGTCGAGCCACCCGTCACCGTTCAGCCAGCCCTCGGCGTACTTGGTGAACTGCTCCAGTCGGTTCGGGTCTCGGGCGTACCGGAGCGCGCCTTCGATGATCGTGCCGACCTCGGCGCGCTTGGTCGCGGCCGCGAACGCCTTGACGGCCTTGCGTCGGTCCCTACGCCGCGGGTATGCCGCCCAGAACTCATCGAAGCGGGGCGGGTCGGAGTCGCGCGACGGAGTTGCGCAAGTCTTCTCTTCCCCTGTTCCCCTGTTCCCCTGTTCCCCTGTTCCAGCGACTGAATCCCGCCGAGGCCTCGTGGGATTTCCGCGAGCCTCCGCCGAATCCTGATGTTCGTCCTGGTAGAGCCATGTTTCGGCCTCGTCGGGTCCGGGATGCTTGCCCTTCGAGCGACGATCGAACTTCTGGTGTTTCTCCCACGAGGGGATCGCGTAGTAGGGGCGCCCCGCGACGGTGTAGAACTTCACGCCGAACACTCGATGGATTTCCACGAGCATTCGGCGAACATCCGCGAGCATGATGTGTTCGTCGTTCGGGAATGCAAACCCCAACAGCTCCCGGGCGTTCGCGGTCCCGACCCCGTTGTCGTCAGCCCAGTTCCACATCGCCATGTAGAGCAGGCGTGCCCACGGATCTTCGGGCAAGTTGGGGGACGACCAGAACTCTGGCTTGATCGATCGAATCCGCACAGACACACCTCCTTCCTTCTCGTGTTCGGTCGGGCACCAGCACCCACTCATCGGGCACCGGCGACCGCTCGTGTCTTGGTGCTGCCAAGCACGCCTACCGGTACTGACAGGCACGTGCCGCCAGCAGACGGGGCAGCGGATCACCACAGGCTCAGCTCTCCTGTCCTGTTCGGCCGGGGTGGCAGTCACACGAGCTGCGGCAGCACCTCTTCGAAAACGAGCGTGACGTCGGCGCCGTTGTCCCCGAACCGTAGGGTGAATCCGTCACACGGGCGGCTGCGCGGCTCGGCGCGGACATCGGAGGTCACGTCGCCCATTGCGCCACCATCCACTCCATCAGGGTGGTGATCCTGGCACGCTCGAGCACCGGGTCTTCGAGTACCAGAACCGGTGCCGTGAAGGTCAATTCGCTCACGTTGCCTCCTCTCCTGTCGGAACTGCGACCTTTGTCAGAACGGCACTTCGTCAGTAGACGTTGTGGCGCCCCACGGGTCATCGGTACTCGTACGTTGACTGCTATCCGCTCGCCCGCCACCGCGGGTGACCTTGCTCGGCTTCGCCGTCGCGTACCGTAACGACGGCCCGATCTCGTCGACCTCGAGCTCGTTCACCGTGCGCTTTTCTCCATCGCGGGACTCATACGAACGCTGCCTGAGGCGTCCACTCACGATCACTCGCGAGCCGCGGGTCAAGCTCTCGGTGACGTTCTCCGCCGCCTCACGCCACACGCTGCAGCGCAGAAACAGCGCGTCCCCGTCCGTCCACTCGTTGGCCTGACGGTTGAACATGCGCGGGGTCGAGGCGACAGTGAACGTCGCGACCGCCGCGCCTGACTGGGTGAACCGCAACTCCGGATCAGCCACCAGATTCCCGATGATCGTCAGCACAGTTTCATTCGCCATTCTTGGAACCTCTTCTCAGAAAACGTCTTTGCACTTCGAACACCCCGAACACAGCAGAGCGTGCCGTTCATCGAGAATGTCCGGGTCGTAGCTGTTGAATCCGTACAGGTCATAGGTGCTGGTCAAAACGGCACCTCCTGGTCGTGGATGCCGCCGAAGTCGTCGAGTAGCACCAGCCGATGTCGCCGCACGACCGGAACGTTCGCGGGATGCGACTCGTGCAGCGACACCAACAGGCCCGCGGTGCGGGCCGCGTCCCGCTGCGACTCGATCAACCGGTGACACGGACTACAGATCGCGATCCCGTTCCCCGCCCGGTTCACCGCCGGCGCCTTGCTTCCACCGGCACCGCGGGGTCGGCGGTGGTGAATCTCCTCGACGCGGCCGTTGCAGGTGCCAGCCCACATCGCCTCGCACCGCCCACCAGCACGGGCCTCGATCAACTCCCGCACCATCTTCGGGAACCTCGCGCTCACTACTCGCCCCGTCCAGCCACCGCGTACATCGACCGGACCGACGCACCGACCGACTGCCACGCCCGTAGCTCCGCCTCGAGCGCTCGAGCCTGCCGATCGGCGTACCGGTATGCAGCCTCCGCGAGGTCTCTCCCTTCCCGCTCCTCCACGGTTGCGAGCTCGGCGACATACTTGCGCTCGTGCGCGGCGCCACCGGCCTCGAGGTACGCCTTCGCGTACGCCTGGTCGTAGCCGCGATCGGCGTCAAGGAACGCCGAGTAGGTGTTCGAGCAGACGGTGACACCCTTCGCGATCCTGTTGGCACACTCCCCGATCGCCCTTTCGATCGACACTGGATCGAACGTCATCGCTGCCCCCTGTACTGCTCGGCCAGCGCCTTGATTGCATCGACGTCGGCCGAGTCACGCAGCTCGACTCCGTGATCCTGTCGGAACTGCGCCACAGCGTCCTTCGGGTCGATCCCCTTGGACCGAAGGGTCTCGAGCAGCGCGGCGCGGGCCTCATCCGCCGGTGACAGCGTCTGCCCTTGGGCTTCCGCCGCCTCGTGTAGATCGCCCTTGTGCCACAACTCGAGCGCGGCACCGAATCGCATTCCCGCGTTGCGGAGCGCGTCTCCGATCGCTTCCTTGATCGCGTTTCCGCCAGACTTGCCGTCAGCGTCTCCGTAGCCGAGGCGAGACACACCACAGATCGTGAGCCGAATCCACAAGCCGCCGTTGCGGTCGAACACCGGCAGCCCGTCGGCGCCGATCGCCAGCGGCTCCCATGACCACTCCGGATCGACCTCGAGGAATCGATCAGTGAGGGCCGCGTGGCCGACGTAGTCCAGGTGCAGGGCGGGGAGACCGTGCCAGCCGCCGCACTCCCGGCACCTTCCCTTCTCTGCATTCTTCTGGAGGGGCTTGGGTAGCTGGTTGACCTGATGGTCCGGGAACGGTTCACGAAGTTTCTTCAATCCTTCGAGGTTCGTCACTGTGCGCCGCCTTCGATGGCAAGCACCCGAACGTCCCCACCCGATAACACCGCCCGAACCCGTTCAACCGCAGCCTGTTCAGTGCGCGCCGATACCACACCCGCCGGAACCGTCACCGTCACACCCGGTACCGTGTGCCTCGGCAGCAGCGCATCCTTGATCGCCTGCTCCCGAACCCACGCCGGAAATACCTGACGTACCGTGAACAGATCCTCATGTCCCGAGTCGGCGAGGACCGCGCAAATCTCCCCGACGTCGCCCAGCTCGACTGTGACGGTGGCTTCGTCGCCGTACTTGGCCGTCAGATAGTCAGCGAAGGCGGCCTCATCCGTGACCGTCGCCTTCGGTTTCGGATCCGTCAGGTTGACGCTGCCCAACTTGGCGTCACCGTCACGCGCAGTCAGGCGGTCACCCTTCGCCATTCGCTGCGCCAACTCGTGCCGGACCCGCTTCTGCGCGTCCAGGACCGTGTCAGCCAGCGCCTTCAACATTACCGCCTGGTATGCCAGGTCGGCATCCGCGAACACTTGTATCTCGCTCATCGCGTCTCCTCGAGAGTGGTCTTCGGAGTGATCGGCACGTACCGGGCCTGCACCTCGGCCAGCGTCGGCAACATCAGTCGTCCTTCGGGTCGTCGAGAAGGCTGGCAATCTGCCGCAGCTGCCCACCGGAAAGCTCGATTGCCAGCTCGGTCCGGTCATCGGCCAGATGCAGACGCACAACCCGGTCGGTGCGGGGCCAACCAGCGGGCGTCCCGAACGCGGAGAGTCGAGTGTGCCCGTCGCGGATCTCGATCACACGATCACCACTGGCAACTCGACAGCTTCGACACCACATGGGGTTTCGCCGTGCCACAGATGCCCCTGGCGGACGCCCACGGTGAACGTGCGCCCCAGCGAACCCAACTCACGGAACCGGGTGCCCTCCGGCAGATTCCAGACCTCGGTCCCATCCACCAACACACGAGTCGATGCGCTCACGACGCCACCTCCCGTCCATCGGGGAGTCCGAGCATCTGCAACAGCATCCGCGCATCATCGACGTCAAGAGCGTTGCGCCACACGGTCCGGGTAGCGGCTTCAGCCATCACCGGGGGCGTGTCGGGTACGAACCCCAATTCGGCGTCGGATTCGATGTTCACAGTCCGGCCTCCTCGGCCCATGCCGCGGTCGCCGCGGCGTCGGTCATATCTCGCTGTGCCCGATCGCGCCGGATACGTTTGGCGCGGAATTCCTGCGGGTCGATGCGCTGTGCCGGCAAACACACCTGCCCGCACGCGGCGTACCTGGTAGCACCACAGTGACTGCAGTCCCACAACATCATTCGGTGGCCTCCAGTTGTTGATCTCGGTGCTGCTCGAACGCGCGATCCCAGGCTTCGTCGTCGCGGTCCCACAGCAGGCAGGGGTCGTCGATGGCCGGATCGAACGGGGCTCGGTCGCAGGCGCCGCTCATGAGAGCCGTAGCCAGACGATCAAGCCGACGCCGACCGTTGCGGTGAAGAGGATCATCGAGATCCACACCACGACAATCCAAGTCACTTCGTCGAGTTCGTCGACCGCGTCGAACTGGCCGTAGCCATCAACAGCCCGGCTGCAGTCCAAGCAGCTCTCGAATGGGCCGACACTGTCGGTACGGACAACGGTGCGAGTGTGCATGCAGATGTCGGAAGCCAGCTCACCTCGGTCCACGATCGGGGTCATGCTGCCACCTCTTCGAAGTCGTCCCACGACGGCAGCGGCAGCTCGGCCGCGAGACGCACGAAGATCGGTGTCCGGGAAGGCGGTATCCCCGCATCCGGTCGGAGGCCGGGTTGATTGCGTTTGAAGAGCTTCATGTCAGGCTCCAAGAGGGTGTAGTCGTCTGCGCGACAACCCGTCCAGGGGTTTCGCGTCGGATGGTACGAATGCCAGCGGTAGCGGGGAGTGCGCAGCCGGACTGCGAGCAGGAACGCAGCAGAGCGCCCACCACCGCCTGGAACTAGTTGGTTTCGGGTGGCAATTGCTTCCCCAAGGCCCGCGCCTCGCAGTGGGTCAACATCGACATGAGCAGCGTGCTGCCAAGCGACAGGCTGACGCACACTCCGTCGTGGTGACGTGGCAAGACGTGTCGTGGCGCCTCGGCCCGTGCCGCGCCCGTTGGGAAGTGGCTCATGACGATGCGACCGTCCGATACCTTGCAGCCTCGGGGCGGATCGTTCTCGCACGCTGAGAGGCCACCCACTCCTCCACCAGTCGCTCCTCCAGGAGGAGCGGCGAGTTGTGCGATGGCCCGTTCTTCCACATCAGCGAGTAGAGTTCGTGTCCGTCGACGCGCAGGTGGCGGATACGGTCAGCTGAGTGCCCGGTGCGGGCGCTGACCTGATGGATGTTCAGAACGACGTCGCTCATGCCACATCCCCATCTGCTGTTCGCCCGCGCGGGGTGACCCTCAACGTGCAGTGATTGCGCGACCCCCACGTGTGGTTCATGACTGTCTCGCGGGCATTGACGTGTGGCCCGAACTCCGAGTACTGGTCGCACATCCGGGTCCCGCGCTCGGCGTGCCGGGCGAAGACCCGTCTCTGCTCGAGCGGGAGCGCACGTAGCTCCTCCTCGTTCATTCCGAAGGTTTTCTTGGCCTCACTGACCAGACGGCTGCCGGCCGACGAAGTGCGGTAGCTGTCGGCGAGTACGGCCCGGCCGCGAGAATCGATGACCGGAGCCAGACTCCGGGCATCGGAGTCGATACGCTCAGCGACCTCGTGAGGGATTCCGAACCGGAGAATCAAGCACAGATCAACGAGGACGAACCACGGTTCCCTGTCGATGTTGATGACCCGGACCTGCGCGTCCTCGTGGTGGAACGGCTCAAGCTGTGTCGTATGATCTGTCACGTCTGCCTCCTTCAGTGGGTGTTGGTCGGTTGGACTTGGGCCGCCAGTTGCGCCAACAACTGGCGGTCTTTTCATGCGTCCGATTGCACGTGTGCAGCAATGAACTCCGCGATCTGGGCGTCGGATACCCCGCAGTGCGCGCGCATCATTCCGACCTCCTCCCGACGTGGGAGAAGACGCGAAGTGCTGGGGGTACGAGCGAGCCCGCCTCGATGCGAAGCTCGTTGGCGATAGCGACCAGTTCAGGCAACTTGAACGGCGGCTTGCCCTTGAAGCGGCCGAAGAGCGCCTTCTCAGACATGCCGATGGCAGCGCACAGGCTTTCCCAACTGTGGGTAGACGCGGCTACAGCAGCCGTGACCGTCTTCTCAACGTGGCGGATCCAGTCGGTATCAAGATCTGGAGGATTCGGAGTAACCATACGGTGGACGATAGTCACCAAACGGTAACCTCGCAACAAAACCGGTACAGAAATTTGCGAATGGGAATAGTAACCAATCGGTTGTCAGTAGTAACCAATCGGCGATACGATGCGCGACTATGGACACATTCGACGATGATCAGCGCGTGAGGCAGATCGTTGGCGCAGAGTTGAGGGCAGCGCGGGCCCGCGTGGGGATCTCACAGAAGGAACTTGCATCGCGGACGTCGATGTCACATGCGACGATCATGCGATTCGAGAACGCCGAACGTTCCATCGACATCCTCCAGCTGCTGAAGATCTGCTCGGCCCTAGGTGCCGATGCCGGCCAAATCCTTGACCTCGCTCAACAGCAGGTCCAGGAGCTCTGACGCCCGAACCCCCCGCTCGGTCGCTTCTGCGACAAGTCGCTCCACCGGCATACCTAGATGATCAGCAGACCCTTCTTCGCGCAACGCAAACACATCCCCACACTTGACTCCAACGCCGGCCAGCGATCCGCTGGTCGGCGTTGCTGTATTCAGACAGCGTTCTTTCGTACGGGAAGCAGGAACGAAGGGTGCCCGATCGACTCTCGGCGGCCGCTGCCGTACAGATTCCACGAGCACTCCTCTCAATCCTCATGCCCGGTCTGGTTGAACAACCAAACAACCGAACGTTCGGTTCGTGACCCTCCGACGACGCCCTCTCGACGTAAGGGATACTTCCGTGAGCCGAGCAACACCTCGACCGTCTCCACGAGCGTAAAGAAGAAACCGAGGGTTATGCGAGTTCAAAGGACGTACAAATTTGTACACCTCGAATGTATTGACTTCTTGGTGTGGATCCGCTAGAACCCCACACGACAGGATCTGTCATCCAAGCACTCCGAACCAAACGAGGCGTCACCCAACGCGAACTCGCAGTCCTCGCCGTACTCTCGCCCCACACCATCCAGTCACTCGAGTTGAACAGGCGCCCCCCCAAAGAGGAAGTGGTCGACGCCATCGTGGAGGCGCTGAGGCTGGATATAGGCGAGGAGAACTACCTTCGCGTCCTCTCGAAACTCCCGCGGCGTCCGATGTCGACACTGGCAACGATCTCGGATCGGCACGCCCTTGCCGTGCTCAGCAGTTCACTGACGATCACGTATGCCACGAGGGCAGTCGAGGAACTATTGCCCGGCTTCGGCGAAGACCAGAACTTCGTCATCTGGGTCTTCGAGCGCGACGAGTCCAGGCAGGTGTTCGGAGAGTCGTGGGCGGCCGTGGCGACTCTCGCAGTCGACCTGATGCGCTGGCAAATCGCCGCCACGCACGAACGCAAAGGACGACGCTGGGCACACACGCTCCTCAACCGCATGAGCGGCAACGACGCCTTCCGTTCTCGATGGGAACGCGACAACTTCAGCGATCCGATGCGAGCACTGCGAACCACGATCACCCGCCCCGACGGAGGGCGGACGAGTATGACCATGCTCGTCCTCGATCTAGCGAGCGGACAGACTGCACTGGGATGGCTGCCCTGACAACCGAGTTCGCACTACGCTGACGCCAAGCCCCCGTCAGCCCAGAGTGGGACTGAGCCGAATCATGTGATTCTCGAAGGAGTCTGATGGCACGTCCGCCGATGCGCATAGGAACCTGGGGAAGCATCACCCGCGTCGAGGTCTCAGCCGGCCACTGGTATGCCGACTGCAGGGTTCGCGACATGGATGGCGTCACCCGACGCGCCCGGCGCTACACGCCCCCGGGGGTCGCCGACAAGAAGGGCGCAGCCGCCGAACGTGAGCTCATCACCCACCTCACTGAACGCGTGCGTGTCGGCGCGAGCGACGAGATCACCACAGAGACGACCATCGCGCAGCTCTGGGTTCACTATCGAGCTGAGCTTGTCGACCTCGGCCGCGCACCGCGCACACTCCAGCGCTACGACGAGGTGGCGTCGTTCATTCGCGACGGCCTAGGCGGCGTCCGACTGCGCGAGATCACCACGCAGCGGATCGATGCGTTTCTGCGGACAATCGAGGGAACTCGAGGTCCGGGCAACGCGAAGACGACACGCTCTGTCCTCTCGGGGATGCTGTCATCCGCCGTGCGCCTCGGCGCGATTCAAACCAACCTCACCCGCGACGCCAGGGCGACGACCACGCGGCACGAGAAGAATGAGAAGGTCACCCTCACGCCGGAGAGGCTTGCCCAACTCCTCGCCGAAATTCGATCCTCGACCATCCCGTGCCCTGGCAGCGGAACCAACAAGTACCACACACCGACCGTTGCGGAGTACTGCGCGAAGGCCGACTTGGCCGACCTCGTGACGATGTTCGCCGCCACAGGTGTCCGGATGTCCGAACTGCTCGGGATGCAATGGACCGGAGTGGACTTCCACGCACAGACCATCACGATCGACGGGAAGGTTGTTCGTGTGCCAGGCGAGGGATTGCAGCGCATGGCGGGAACCGCCGACCCCAAGTCGCGCCGGCGCGTTCTAGCACTCCCCCACTTCGCCTTGACGATGCTCCGCGCGCGCAAGATGGCGATGCCCCCCAACGAACACGATGCGATCTTCCCGAGTCGCACTGGGACACTGCGCGATCCAGATGTGATCAACGGACAGTGGCGACGGGTGCGCAATGCGCTCGGTCTTTACGGGGTCACCGGTCACACATTCCGTCGTACGGTCGCGTCGATCATCGACGAGCAGAAGCTGTCGCCGCGAGTGGCTGCTGACCAACTCGGACACGCCCGCCCGTCGATGACTCAGGACGTCTACATGGCGCGCGGGAGAGTGCGCGCCGAGGTGGCGTCAGCTCTTGACCGGGCAGTTTCCGGAGGCATTGGCGGAGAGTAA